AGTTAATATCTTTTTTGGAATATATACCGCATACTACGTCCTTGTCATAATTAAGCATTCGTTTAAGGCTCCCAGGATCAAATTGAATGTCGGCGTCTATGAACATTAGATGGCTGGGCTCAGGTTTTGAGTCATCATTTAAAAATTCCGAAACACACGTATTTCTCGCCCTGGTTATCAGAGATTCATTAGTCACGCTGCTGTAGGACATGGCGATTTTTTCAGCCACGCACATCATTTGAGTTTTAAGCAAGGAATGGAGATATCCCATATGGCACATCCCCCCGTATGCCGGGGTGGCGATATAAATTTTCTTAATTTCTTCCATTCAAATGTAATTTTATAGGATAATAGTTCTCTTGACAAAGGAAATATGATATGGAACGAGGACAGAAATGAAATTAAACGCCTCTGATATCAAATCTATTTTAAATAAAAAACCTACTTTTATTAAAAATTTTACTTCCCTGAATGAAGAATATGATTTTAATTTTATATCAAAATTTTTAGATGATAATCCAATTATTGTTTTTAATAAACCAGGCAGCTCTGCTTATTCTGTAATCTGGCAGGCTCGACACACACAAAATTACAGTTCTTCTTTTTTTACATTTCTTGATTTTTTTAGAAAAACTTTCAAATACATCACTGATGAAGGAGACGGGGTAGACTTGTTTTTTTCTTTTGTAACAGGAACAGACGCCGGTCAGCAGCCCCACAAAGATAATGAAGATGTTTTTTTAATTGGACTATATGGTAAAACTATGTATCAAGACATATCTACAGGTAATCATTATATTATAGAAAAAGGAGACTTTCTATTTTTTCCCCGACAACGATCTCATAGACCCATTTCATTAACTCCCCGCGTTGTTCTGTCTATTGGTTTCTATGGAGGAAAAGAATGATTTCTAAGACCCTCCACGATAAAATATGGGTGTTTGGAAAGCTGCTCTTAAAATATACAATTGAACAAGATCTCATTGACGATATAAATAAAAAATATGAAGAGGCCTTAAAGGAGACGAATTTATTAACTTCTCATGGTAAAAATCTTGTGGGAAGACTTGATTCCGAATTGGATGTATTGCCTATAATCCAATCCTCTAAAATATTTAAAAAAATAGCACAATGTATGAGTGACTATGTTGATAGATCCATTGAACACGGCTTATGCCCACCTGGACCCCATAATCTTGACATACTTTCAGTTTGGGTCAATGATATGAAACCAGGAGAATACAATCCTGCTCACACACATAATGATAACATCGGCTTCTCCTCTAATCTGTATTTAAAAATTCCTGAATTCATCAATGATTGCAAGGAACCACATAAATGGGTGGATGGTCAAATAACTTTTATCGCTCCAAATGCTACACAATTACAAAGTTTTATGCCAAAAGTAGGTGACTTTTATATTTTTACGGCTGATCATATGCATTGCGTCAATCCTTTTAAAACGAAGGACCCGAATGCCATAAGGCGTTCAATGCCTATAAATTTCGTGATCAATGACAGTGTTCAGGGGGAGATAATAAAAAATGATCGATAAGAAAATTAAATTCTGTCCAATTAATGAGGCTATGCAAAAAATATGGCCTCATCCGAAACCCGCTAATCATTTTATCCCTGAAGAATATAAAAAACTAGAGAGACACGAGCGTGGCAATTTTCAAGTACCAACACTTAAAACATGCATGCCTTTTCTTGATGCGATGGCGGGGGGCTACATCATACCTTTTGATCAAGACTATATGATTAATCCCACGGAAAAAGATTTCTCAGTTGTTCCAGCAAACAGGGAAAAGGATGATGTTGGCTATCATGATAAGGTTCAAGTACCAAAAGAATGGCACAAGAAAACTGGAGATCACACTGGTAAGTTTATGAATAAATGGCTGATCACGACCCCTCCTGGATACAGTTGCTTGTTCACGCAACCTATGAACAGGTTCAAAGAAGATCGTTTCCTTATTATTAGTGGGATCGTAGATACGGATAATTATATTAACACCATTAATTTTCCCTTTATTCTTCTTAAACGTGACAAGCAGTTTCTCATCAAAAAAGGAGAGCCTATGGTTCAGGTCATTCCTTTTAAAAGGGAATCGTGGAAAATGTCATCGGAGTTTTATTTTGAAAAAAAACACCGAGAAACAATAAATATGCTCCTAAGTAAGTTTGTTGACAAATACAAGAAAATGTTCTGGCACAAGAAAAGTTTTAAATGAAATCTCTTAAAGACTTTATAAAATGCTATAAGAGCATATTAAATTCTGAAGTATGTAAAAAGATAGTTGAAGAGGATAGTCATAATTTTGAAGATGCCTTGACACATGATGGAATAAAAAATCCTCATCGAAGATGCTATAGAAAGGTTGTTGATAAAAAATTTGAGCCCCTTGTTTTTGAGAGTGTTGGCAAAATTTTACAACTCTATTTAAAAGAGTTTAAAAATTTAAGCTTTGGATTATCTTGTGAAGACACGGGATATCAACATCTACTATATAAGGGAAAAGAAAAAGGAGAATATAAAGAACATATAGATCATTTTGACTTGCATCCGCGCGTACTCAGTTGTTCTATTATTTTAAATGATGACTACGATGGGGGAGATTTTTCTTTTTTTAACGGAGAATATATTATTCCAAAAAAAATAGGCTCCGCTAATATTTTTCCCAGTAATTTCTGCTTTCCTCATTCAATCACTCCTGTCACTAACGGAGATCGCCATGCCATTGTGACTTGGTTTCATTAATGAAAGAAAAGTATAAATATGTTAAAAACTTTATTTCTTTAGATATATGTGATTTTTTAACAACTTTTTCGTATAAAATAAAAAGCTTATTGCAAGGAGATAATCAGATACCTCAATCTCATGCAGAACATTCAAAAGATAATGTACTTTATGCCCATTTACTAGATTTTTGTTTAGATAAAATGGAAAAAGAAACCCAATTGAAATTAAAACCTACATATTGTTTTAATAGGATTTATTTACCCAGAGCAGATTTAAAAAAACATACGGACAGGGAAGCTTGTGAAATAAGCGCCTCAATAACTTTAAATTATTCCTACACTAACCCCTCATATAAATGGCCTCTTTGTATGGATAACAAACCCATCGTTATAGAAAAAGGAGATGCAGTTATATATAAAGGATGTGAAATAGAACATTGGCGACCGGTGTTTAATGAGGAAAGCCCTAGTTGGCATCATCAAGCTTTTATACACTATATTGATTTAAATGGCTCTTATAAAGACTACGAAGAGGATAAATGGTTGGAGAATTTAAAGAAATTTAAGAATAATTAGGATCGTAATCTATCCAAGTCTTGCCCGCAGTATTAGTGGTTCCATTAGCTATATCGTCGGCTACAGCGGCGTCATAAGCAACTACAGCGGTTTCAATTTGTCCTTTTCTTGTCTCTCCCCATGTAAGAAGATCAGCTATGGTTGTTGATCCCACAGCATCGGAAGTGGCGCCTAAGTCAGTATTTCCCGTCATATTTCCAGTAGAAGCGTCTTTATTTTGAATTTCATTTTGACCAGATAGATCATTCCAAATCACAGAATGAACCGTATCAGGAATTGCAGGCATTACAGTACCTTTATGCGCCCAAGGAATATGGAACGAATCATCTAGTTTTATAAAGTCTTCATTTGATATTACAATTTGTGTCGCCATTATTTCCCCTAGTGTTTTATGATGTAGTTGACCACCACATACGGTGAAAAAGCATTGTTTCCCGCAGCGGTCACGGCTCCTGTAAGTGCCGTAGTCACTGCCACAGTTCCCGCCATTGTTCCCGACAAGGTATGAGCATGAGTGTGCCCTGTTCCAGATCCAGCACCTCCTGTAGCGGCATCACCAAACGCATTCTCTGGCCCTGTCGAATCACGAAGAGTGGAGGCAGTTCCTTTGCGTCGGTAAGTATGAGTGTGACTGGCCAGTTGAGCTGTAGTTAACGAAGTATTGGAAATGGATCCCGTCACCGTCACGGATTGATTGTTGGTTATGGAATTAGTCGCCGCCTGGTTGTTGGTCACGGCCACCGTCACGGTGTTCGCTCCTCCCGTTCCAGCCAGATTGTAAGTATTACCATCATAGCCTTGAGGCGTCTTGCCCTGAAGATCAGGGACATTGAAAGTCGTTGATCCGTTTCCTGTGCCGTAAGTTGTAGAAATTATAGCGAAGAGATCAGCATATGTTGTTCTTGAAATAGCCGTTCCATCACACAATACATAGCCGACAGGAGCTGTTGCTTTAGCCCACGGCTTAATCGCGCCTACTTCACTTCTATTTGTAAAATCCTGTAAATTAGTCATTATACTTTAGTCTCCAACCATTTCCTGAATCATAATATACCAAAGAAATACCAGCGTTGTTAGTGGAAATTATCATATCGGCTGCGTCTCCTTGAACTTTTTCAGCGCCGCCATCAACTGTAATGTTATTGGTTGCCGCATTTCCATCCCCATCAAAAATTTTTACCTGATTTCCAATTGTAGGAGAGGCGGGTAATGTTATGGTAATTGCCCCGCTTGAGCAATCACAAACAATATTATCGCCGTCTGAGGCTGTATAAGGGGAATCCCCAACTACTTTTTGCGTCCATGCTTCTCCAAGTCCTGCCAAGGAAAAGACATCATACCAGTTGGTTCCATCCGTTGCGACAATACGCATTTTTCCGTTGACCACGGACATCGTATTTCCACTCGCGCCCAGGCGGAGCGTTAAAGCAAACCCCCCGGAAGTGTTATTATAAATCATGTAAGTTTTTTGAGTTGCAGGGAATTGAACGACACGAACGGTTGTCAGAGTTCCGGTAAGAATAAGGGTATTCTGCCTTGCTTCGTTATTGGCCTGAGTTTGAGGACCATCCGTATTGGTAAGAGTCGTATCCGCATCCGTCAGTGTCTTGGCGTAAACGCCTGCAATGGCGAATTCAAATACTTGGGAAAAGTTAGTGTTGGTAATTG